CATCCCGCCGCTTTGTAAACAAGTCCTGTTCCTCTATCAACGAAAGAATGAACACTTAATTGATCTGTATTCTTACCATCGCGGTCAACAACGACTTTTGTGATTTTTATGTAACGCTTGCCTTCACGTTTGTAAAAATTGTAATCGTTGGTTTTGTTGTTTAAAACTTCTAGGTATTCTTGAACAAAGTTATCGAGAGTTTTTCTTTTCTCGATAAGCTTGTCAAAATGTTCTTTGATTGAAAAGTTTTCCATTTGTTTGATTGGTTTGGTACATATCAATTATATTATAATTAAATTATATTGTCAACAATTTTATTAAAATTAACAGACTTAATTAAAAGCCTGTTAAAAATTTGTTTTTGTCTCCGCGATCTCCATTGCCTATTTCGATCGGCCATTCAACACGCCAAGGAACCTCATTGCCGTTTTCATCGCGTTCAACCTCATAATCTACGGCAGTAGTAACTCTTTCAACCCAGACGTAACCTTCACGCGCAGGGCGATGCATTTCAGCATCATCAAGAACTCTTGCCCTGAATACATTACCGCAATGTGCAAAACCGATTGCGCCTTCACACCATACTAATTTTTGAGTTTTCATAATCACTCCGTAACAACAATTTAATCTTATTATAATAAAATTGATTTGTCAACAATCTTACTAAGATTAATTTTTATTATTTGCTAAACTAATTAAATACTTATCTCTTCAATATGCCAGAACTTGTAGGCCAACGTTATCAACTAGGCCAACGCGTTAAAAAAGTTTCTTTCACTTCTTCAAACATTCCCAAGCGATACACAAGCGGAAAAATTATAGAAGTATTTACAAAACAAAACAGCCTTGGTTTTAAGCATCAATATTACAGGGTTCAATGGGATGACAAAAGAACATCAGAACACGCGCAGCATACATTAAAGCCTTTGACTTAAAACAACACACCCTGAACGCTCGGAACATAACTTGCGTCATATCTTTTATTGTCGCCTTTCGGGTATGGTTTAACTTTATATTGCAAGTTTTTATTCATAATCTCTTTTTCTTTTTTATTGCCTAAAAAATAAAAATATCTATGTTTTCGTGGGCGTTCTTTTATATACAATCTATCGCCGTATTTTTTTCTTAATAACTCATGTTTATTAATATTTTTGTTTTCGTCATAACGGCCAACACTATCTTCAATAGAGCTATGATGCATATGTTCAAGACCTTTTACAGCATAATCTTTAAACTTTGCGCTTAATCCTGTATATATCCAATTTGTCGCCTGATATATAAAACCATGATGCCCCTGCGAAGTATCGGCATAAGAAACAACAATTAACGGCTTTGGCAACTTATTCAAGCAACCAGAAACAAAAAAGCTAAGAACATTTTTTTCTAATCCTTCATTAATTACTAATCTATTTAATTCAAGAAAATTATCTTGATATAATCCATTTACTGCGCCAGATATTAACGTGTGGCTCATCGGCCGCCCAAAACTACAAACACCCTGTAATAAATTTAAATTGTCATATAACCCAAAAGCGTAATAAATATTTGGCAATCTTCGCGCATAATGTTTCTTCAAAAACCATTCATTACATTCTGAATTTTTAACACTTTTAATTGAATACTTTTGTTTCATAAATTTGCGGGATTCTATTTATTTGAATTGTTTTAAAATATCTAAATCTTTTGCGTTCAATATCTCTCATCATTTCAGCTTTATTTACTGTTTCTTTAAATTCTGTTATCCCATTAAATGTTCCTATACGAAAGAAAAGATCAGGCTGACCTTTTATTGGGAAGAAGTCAACCTGATATGAACCACAAGGGGAAAGCAAAGAAGGGGTTTCAATAATCACTTGTTCAAACAAGGCAAATGGGTTTCTTCATCGTACATTGTTTCAGCTAAATCTTCAGGAGTCATAAAGTTGTAATTGTGATTAAAGTTGTCTCCGTTCCATCCTTGCCAACACTCTGAAAGTATTTCTTGTAATTTTTCAAACTTTTCAAATAATTCAGCCTTTTCAAGTCTCAATTCATAATCAATACGACCATTTGTGATAACAACTAAATATCCAAATTCGTTGCCCTCTTTATGCTCGAAATACCAGTTGACCTCGCGATTATCCATTATGTATTCGTGAGTAGTGATTGTTTTTTGAAATAACATTGGTTTGTTTGGTTTGCTTACAAATTAATTATAATATAATTGATTAGTATTGTCAACAGGTCTATTTTTTATTTTCCCAATCGTTGTACTCTTCAAACAAATAACCATCAGAATTTGCACCCTCAGTAATAGCAGCAAGCGCCGCATCCCTTATATTTCCTTCAACCATTTCCGCTAATATTTTTAAACTTCCCAAGCTTTCCAGTTTTCTTTGTATCTGTGAAATCTTTTTAGACGCGTCTTCATAACCATCTTGCAGATCTCTTGTAGCTTCCTGAAGTTCCTTATCAGCAATTATTTTTTCAGCGTGATTAACCCGATTTAAAGGAGCGCTTTTTAAATGTTCAGTCTGTCTTGCAATACGCCCACCAATAACCAAAGCCAGTAATTGATTAATTGCTTTTAACTGTTCCTGATCTTTCATAAATCCTCCTTTTGTAAAATGTTTTTTAAGCCTGATTTAATCAAGCCTTCTTTATAAACTTCTGCTCTTTTATCAATCTCTTCTTGCATCGCATCTATCTTTTTTAATTTTTTATATAATTGATATTTTTGATCCTCTAATTCGTCAATCCTTTCATTCAAAGTTTTAATTGTTTCTTTTTGCTTTTCAGAAATATTTCTTATTTGATTTAAGTTCTGATTATGAGTTCTAAGTAATTTGTCATATTTTATCGACATAGCTTCTTTACTTTGTTTAATGGCTTGATCTTTTTGTTTCTTGAATTGTTTTTGATTTTTTCTATATATTTCTGTTGTTATTTTCATCTGTTTTTTATATTGTTTAATTAATAATGGTTCAGCTTTATTTTTCTTTTTTTCAAAATCTTTCAATCGTTTTTTTAACATTTGATTTTCTTCTCTCGTATATTGTGCAAACAGTTGATAATGTCTTATATCTTTTTCTTTAATAATCCTGTGATACCATTTCACAGCCATTTCTTTTTGTTCCTCCTCCTCCATAGACACAAACATACAATCAATTACATTTACAGTTTGACTTCCTGTTTTAAAATTATGAATCCATTTACTAAGAAAAAACTTAAATTTCTTTAACTGTAAATTTGTTAACTCTTCTCGAACCATTTCAAGATTACTTTCCCATTCCTGATATTTTTCAACATCGTGATCGGGTTCCCTTAGTTTCTTTTCTAAGAACTTAATTCTCATTTTTAAATTAAATTCCTGATCTTTGTAGTCGTATCTTTTGTTCATTACACGACCTCCTTCATTAATGCCTGCCAACAATCAGTAATTTCTTTACATTGGTTTTTTTCTAAATCATCTGTATTCCATTCTGTGATTGAAATTTGTCTATTCCAGTCAACAGAACCATCTTTAAAAGTTGGGGCGGAATAAAATCCATATTCGATCATGCGATATTTTTTGCTATAAGAAGGAATAAGAAAAAAAGTACAGCCAAACATTTCGCTGTTAATGTAATTGCCATACTTTGCATCTGTCTGAATATTCATCGCAACACCTCACAAGCTTTTTCAACGCCCATCGCGCAATCGTATTCCGTCATACCTGTCAAAGCATCGCTAAACCCCAGATAGAATACACCTGAAGCTGCAAGCATCATTAGAAAATTGCTCATTTTGCAACCTCCAATATTGTTTTGCCACCTAGTTCATCAAGTTTTTGATTTATTAACCAACCTTTAAGATATTTAAGTTGGGGATTGTTTTTATCAGTATGAGCTTCTAAAAATTGAATTTGTTTAAAAACTAATTCAGTTCCTAAAGCTTCTAAAAAAACATCTTTTTCGTTTGCCATTTGGTTTAATTGGTTTGTTTACAATTTAATTATAATATAATTATTTTAAGATGTCAACTCCTCAATTCATGATATATATTTAAAATATGACTTCAATAAACGATTTACATAACGATCCTAAAAATGCTCGTAAACGTACTGACCGATCTGCAAAGCTTATAAAAGAAAGTTTAGAACAATATGGCGCCGCAAGATCAATAGTAATAGATGAAAACAACAGAATACTTGCAGGCAATGGAACAATCGCAGGGGCTAAAGCCGCAGGTATTAAAAACTTAAAAATAGTAGAAGCTGATGGTGATGAAATAATTGCTGTAAAAAGATCAAACCTGACTGAAGACCAAAAAGTAGGTTTAGCAATAGCAGACAATAGAACTGGTGATTTATCAGAGTGGGATATAGATATGCTTGAACAACTATCAAAAGAGCATGATTTAAATGATTTTTTTGATAAAAAAGAACTTGATGACATACTTTCTAAAAAAGAAGTATTACCATCTGAAGGTTTAACAGATCCTGATGAGGTTCCAGAAGTACCTGAAGAACCTATAACTAAAGAAGGTGATTTATATATCCTCGGCAACCATCGTCTTTTATGTGGAGACTCTACAAATATTCAACACGTTAAAAAACTTATGGATAATAAAAAGGCTGATATGGTTTTTACTGATCCTCCTTATGGAATGTCATATAAATCTAATTTTAGAGAAAAAACACCGAAATTTAATCAAATTGAAAATGATAACGTTATCTTGTCTGATTGGCTTCCTCTAGCAAATAGTTTCTCAAAAGGTTTTTGTTTTATATGGACATCATGGAAAGTTCTTGATAAATGGTTAGAAGTTACAAAGTCTTTAGGAGATATTTCTAATTTAATTGTATGGCACAAAAAAGGAGGTGGCTTAGGTGATTTGAAATCAACTTATTCAACAGATCATGAGATTGCCTTAGTGTTTAATCGTAAAAGTTTTTTAACGGGTAAAAGATTAGGTTCTGTATGGGAAGTTTCAAAGGATTCAGTTAATAAATATTTACACCCAACACAAAAACCTGTTGAATTAGCAGAAATGGCTATAAATACAACAACTCTAGTAAGTAATATTATTTTAGATTTGTTTGGAGGTTCTGGTTCAACTTTGATAGCTGCTGAACGTACAAACAGACACGCTTATCTTATGGAGTTAGATCCAAAATACTGTGATGTAATAGTTAAAAGATGGGAGGATTTTACAGGCAACAAAGCAAAACGTGTATCATCTAATTAATGGGTAAAAAAGGAACTCAAGCTGAAACTGTCGTAAGGTCACAGAAATTTGCTCGTATTATTGCAAATGGTGGCCGTAGATCTGATTGTGTTCGCTACGCTTCGGAAAACTGGGGGGTGGGAGAAAGAACTGTAGATAAGTATTTAGAGATAGCCAGAGCCGAGTTAAAGAGGGATTGGGATATAGAACGACCCCAAATGATAGCTGATCTTTTGGCGCAATGTAGCACCTTACAGATGGAAGCTAGAAGGTCTGGCCAATATCATATTGCTTTAGGTGCTATAAATACAGCCGCGAAATTAGCACATCTTTGTTCATGAGTTTTTTAACTGATGTAAAGCAAGGTTATGTTTTACACCCTGAAAATTTTACAGATTCTTTAAATATAAATTTAACCTTACAAAGAATAAAAAAAGATTTACATATAGGACAACTTAATTTTGTAAACGATACAAAAACTCAAATTTTAGGTTTATGTGCAGGCTATGGTTCAGGCAAAACAAGATCATTATTAGCAAAATGTTTCTACCTTTCTGTCTTAAATCAAGGCTTTACAGGAATAGTTTTAGAACCTACTCAACCTTTGGTTCGTGATCTGTTCGTAGCAGAATTTGAAGAATTTTTATTAAATTACGAAATTCCTTACAGTTTTAAATCCTCACCTCTTCCAGATTTTATTCTTCATCTTCCAAAAGGTGACACCCGCATTATGTGTCGAAGTTTCG